AATATTTTCATCTTCTCCTATCAAAGCAGGAAAAGAAATTTTTTCCCATTTATCTGCTTTAGGTTCATTTTCTGATTTTATTAATCGACCTGTTAAATCATCTTGAGCCCACCTTGTCATTACAAGTACAATTGAGCCTCCAGGTTGCAAACGTTGTCTTGGTCCAGATAGGTACCAATCAAAAGTTCTTTCCATTGCTGAATCTGACATTGAGTCTTGTTCAGTATGTGGATCATCAATAATAAGTAAGTCCGCCCCTCGTCCTGTGATAGAACCGCCAACACCCGCTGCAAAGTATTCCCCACCTTGATTGGTCTCCCAACGTCCTTTTGCCTTACTATCTTCTCTTAGTCTAACATCTCCAAAGATTTGTTTATACTCTGGACTATCAATTAAATTTCTTACCTTTGCACCGAACC